AGCGATAAATATCCCCCCGCATCTCAATATTCACGTCAGGAGCGCATATGAGCCTCACTGAAGCCGCTCCGAATGGTCGCTTGGCGGGCCTTATTGCCCTGCGTGAGCGTCTAGCGCAGGAGATAGATACCGCTGAGCAGTCGCGGGATGTTGCGGCACTCTCGAGGCAGTTCACGGATGTTCTGTTGCAGATTGAGGAGCTCGAAGCCCCATCTGTTGAGAAGCCGCTGACTGCTCTCGATGAACTAAACAAGCGTCGTGAGGCTAGGGCCAAGAAGACTGGGTGATCCGTTGTGCTGCTGGGGGTTCAAGAGCCGCGGGTCGTCAATTTCCCTAGGTCCAAGTGGTCCGATGCGGATGACTGCGCGTTCCTGGCAACGGCTTATGGGTTGAAGCCGGATCCGTGGCAGTTGAATGTGCTGAACGCTTGGATGAACCGTGACCGTGCCGGCAAGTGGACGGCTGGCCGCTGGGGCATTACCGTTCCGAGGCAGAATGGCAAGAACGGCATTCTCGAAATGGTGGAGCTTTTCTTCATGGCCCAACTCGGGCTGAAGATCCTGCACACTGCCCATGAGGTCAAGACTGCGCGCAAGGCGTTCCTTCGTATCGCGTCGTTCTTTGAGAATGAGCGTAGATACCCTGAACTCGCCGCACTGGTCAAGGACATACGCAAGACGAACGGGCAGGAAGCAATCCTCCTGCACAATGGCGGTTCCGTTGAGTTCATTGCCCGCTCTAAGGGCTCAGGCCGTGGCTTCACGGTTGATGTTCTGGTGTGTGATGAGGCTCAGGAGTATGGCGAGGATGCACAAGCTGCGCTTCTGCCGACAATCTCATCTGCACCATCCGGCGATCCCTTGCAGATCCTCCTGGGCACTCCGCCGGCACCGAACATGGACGGAGACGTGTTCACTCGGATGCGTACCGCTGGTGTTGCCGGTAAGGATAAACGGCTCGCGTGGATCGAGTGGTCTGTCACTGGCGATGTCGAGGTAGCCAACCGCAGCCTGTGGGCCGCAACCAATCCGAGCCTCGGGATCCGCTTGAACGCGACCACGATTGAGGATGAGTTTGGCGCTATGTCTGAGGAGACGTTCGCCCGTGAGCGTCTCGGTATGTGGGCGAGCGATGAGCAACTTTCAGTGATCCCTGCCCTCGCGTGGGCCGAGCGAGCCGTGATGGAAGTCCCGAACGTTCCGGTTGCCGCCTATGGCATCGACATGAACCCCGAACGCACACTAGCCGCGGTATCTGTGGGCCTCCGCGCCGAATATGGCGTACACGTAGAACTTGCTGATATGGGCGACATCACCAACAGCACAGACGCTCTTGTTGAGTGGATCGTGAAGCGTGCCGGCAAGCGGATCCCTGTGGTGATGGACGCATATAGCCCTGCGCGGTCACTGGAGCCGATCCTAAAGCGCCGTGGCGTGATGGTCCGGGCGCTGTCGGGCAACGAGTTGATGCAGGCGTGTGGCGGCTTCTATGACGCTGCCACGAAAGACAAGACGCTCACTCATTTTGACCAGCATCAATTGAACGCAGCACTGGCCGGCGCTAAGAAGGCCAATCTTGGCGATGCTGGCGGCTGGAAGTGGTCGCGCAAGACGCTCGAAATTGACTTGACCCCCTTACTAGCTGCTACGTGCGCCCATTACGGCGTCGTCAAATTTGCCAAACCCCCGCGCAAGCCGCGCACTGGGGCACTCGTTATGTAGAAGGTGGTTCCCGTGATTGACACTCTCGTTGTGCCCGGCTTGAGCGTCGATGATAACCAGGAACTCAACCTCCTCCTGCGTCAGCTAGGTTCCGTGGCTGGCATAAACGACACTCGCCGCCGTTACTTTGAATGCAAGCAGAAGGTGCGCCACCTCGGCATTAGCATTCCGCCGCAGTTGCAGTCATTTGAAACGGTTATTGGTTGGCCCTACAAGGCGGTCAAGTCGCTGGCGTCTCGTATCAAGCTGGGCGGGTTCGCGGTTCCAGGAGGCGACGGTTCCGAGTTTGGCATTGATCGGATATGGGCAGATAACCGGCTGGCGATTGAGGCGCACCATGCGCACATGTCCGCGCTGACGTACGGCGTTTCATTCGTCGCCGTCATGGCGGGCGGCGAAGGTGAGCCGGCGGCTGTTATCCGTACACTGTCCCCGACGTCGTCAACGGCGCTATGGGACGCGAACAAGCGCCGCGTCCGGTCCGCAGTTTCGGTCATCTCGGCTGAGGCTGGGTACCCTACTGAGTTCATTCTTCTGCTGGGCGACAAGATCGTCACGGCACTCTTTGAGTCGGGCCGCTGGATCGTCGAATCTAACGATCACAACATGGGCCGGTGCCCTGTCGTCATGCTTGCCTACGACTCCAGTCCTGAGTACCCGTTTGGGCGTTCACGGATCAGCCAAGACGTCCTGCGGATCACGGATGAAGCTATCCGCACGAGCCTCCGCATGGAGGTATCCGCTGAGTTCTATAGCACGCCACAGCGTTACGTGCTCGGCGCCGATGAGGGTTCTTTTGTGGGGCCTGATGGGCAGCAGCGCACGGGCTGGGAAGTTCAAATTGGTAAGCTCCTCGCTCTCGGCCTGAACGAGGATGATGACAAGCCGACCGTGGGCCAGTTCCCGCAAATGTCAATGCAGCCGCACGCGGAGATGCTGAAGACGATTGCGGCGAAGTTCTCCGGTGCAACGAATATCCCGGTTAACGCGCTCGGTATCATCCATGACAATCCGGCTTCTGACGCGGCGATGCACACCGCTTACCTTGACTTGAACGCTGACGCCGAGTCGGCGCACGAGCCATTCGGGGCAGCGTGGGTTGATGTCATGCGGATGGCGGTTGAGATTGCGGGCGGTCCATCCGAGGGGCTGGAGCTCCTCTCTACGAAGTGGCGGGATCCCTCCACCCCGACAAAGGCATCCCAGGCCGATGCTGTCACAAAGCTTGTTTCCGCCGGTGTTTTACCCCCTGATTCGGCGGTAACGCTGGAAATGATGGGCTTTGACCAGGTGACTATCGACCGCGTAATGGCGGATCGTCGACGCTCTGCTGTGTCCGATTTGGTTAGCGGCATCGGGCAGAAGCTCGACCTCGCCGAGGCTGACCCTGCGGTTGTTGCGGTTGCGGCCGAGCGCGGCGTTGATCCAACGGTTGATCCGGCTGATCTGCGGCAGAAGTTCGAGGCGCTGGGTGTTGCTATTCGTGCGGGTGTTTCGCCCGAGTCCGCGGCGGCGGCGCTTGGTCTGCCGAACCTGAAGTTCACCGGCGCAGTTCCGGTCTCCCTGCGCGTGCCTGAGACTCAGGCCACGAAGCTTGAGGGCCCGTAATGCTTCCGCTGGCGAGGGTGCAGGGTTACGACCTGGCGCTCACAAGTCTTTCGACCGCGGCGCTTGCAGATCTGCGGGCGCTGCTGTCGAGCCTTAAGGGCGTCTCCCCTGAACGGTCTAAGGCCGTCTTATTTGAGGCGTTCCCGGAGGTATTCAACCCTTACGCTGCGGCGTCGTCGGCGGTCTCGGCTTCCTTCTACGAGGAGGTCCGGGACTTCGCTGGCGTGGGCGGTTCGTTTGCTGCGGAGACGCTGGACACGGTTGAGGCTGACCGCTGGGGAGCTCTTGTGGGCGCTGGTACTCAACCGCGGATACTGGAGCAGGGCGCATCCAATCTGATGTTTCAGTTCCTCGCAGGTGGGCTCACTTCGATTCTGTCCACGATGGCCGCCGACACAATCTATGGAAATGCTCAGAATGAGCGCGTCAAGGTTGGGTTTCAGCGCGTCCCCAAGCCTGGTTGTTGCGGATTTTGCGGAATGCTCGCAAGCCGTGGGGCGGCGTACTCGTCTGCGTCATCTGCTGGTGGCGTGGTGGGGCGCGGCGTGCCAGTTGAGCAGACTAAGGGCAGGCGCGGCGGGCAAGCCAAGGGCATTAAAGCTCGCGGGTCAGCTTCCGTTGGGCAGGCGTTCCACGACCATTGCAAATGCCGGGCAGTCCAGGTCTACGAAGACAACGAGATCGAGTTGCAGGCAGGCGCGGATAAGTATTTCGAGTCCTACGCCGAAGCGCGCAACAAGATCAGCGACGGGCTAACCCTCGAATCTCAGACAGTCAAGTCCTCTGACGGCTCACTGAGCAACACCTATAAATGGGTCGATTCAGGCGGGCAGCAGGTCTCCTCTAGTGAAAAAACCAAGATGATCGCCACAGCAATGCGGCATGACTTGGACGTCTCCTAATCTTCCACGGTTTCTCCCGTGAAGCGGTTACGCACGCCGTAAGTGTGGCCCTAGTAAACAGCCGACAGGCTCTAAACGGATGGATGCACCTATGTCTGATGACATTACCGCTGACGCGGGAGAACACACCGAACAGACTGCCGACGAGTCGTTCAAGGCGCCTGCCTCGCAGGAAGAACTTGACCGGATTATTCAGGGCCGTCTTGATCGGGAGCGCAAGCGTTTCGCTGACTACGACGACTTGAAGGCCCGCGCCGACAAGCTCACGGAGATTGAGTCAGCGAATCAGACCGAAGCCGAGAAGGTCCAGGCCCGACTTGACGCCGCTGAGAAGCGCGCCGTTGAGCTTGAGTCTAAGGCTCTCCGCGCCGAGGTCGCCAACGCTAAGGGCGTCCCTGCCGCACTGCTTACGGGCGGTACGCAGGAGGAGCTTGAGGCTGCGGCTGATGCGCTTATTGCTTTCCGGGGCGAGCAGAAACCTGCCGGCCCGTCTTCGACCTCCCTTGGTCGAGTGAACCAGAACACCGTGAAGGGTTCGACTGGCGACCAGTTCGCCGAATTCTTCACGAACCAACTTTCCTCTTAAAAGGAGTGAGCCATTATGGCTGGAATTGACCTCAACCGGACTAGCACCGGTGTTGCCGCACTACTGCCCAAGGAAATCTCTTCCGAGA